GAATTTCTGACTTACCGTAATCGCGTTCAAATCTGTGGGGTTGCTGGCCGAGACCGATCCCCAACCCCAAGCCCCGTTGATCATTGAACGACCTGCGGTTGGGTCGGTAACGCTGGTTTGGATATCGACTGCGGCCGCAGAGCCCATCGCGGCGAGCTTCGTCCCGAACTGGTTGTTAAGGTTGTTAAACGCATCTGTCAGCGCTTTTGGATACCCCTGCACCGGCATGATTGCGTAGGCAGCGCCACTGACAGTTGGCCCCTTGTAATCCGGGATAATGGAAATCACGGTTGCACTGGCGACGTTGCCGATTTCGTAGGTCAGGCCGTCAGGGCCTACAAACGCGTCGCCGATCCGGCAGTTCGCCGCGAAGTCAGCATTGGTGCCAACCACGGTTGCCGATCCTTTGGTGACAGCAACCGTCCCGCCTCTAAGCCATGCCATAGATGTTTCCTAAATTTTGATCAATAAAAAACCCGCACTTGGCGGGTTGCTTTTCGGCGCCTGCTTAAAGCGGGCGCATGGGTCTTCCAGCAAAAGTCGTTCTACCGTTCTTCGCGGTGCCGCCCTCCGAGCTCACCATCGCTCCGACGTATCCATTCAGCGTTGACCGAACACCCGCATGAAAACCACATGGCGTCGCGAGAGTTGTGTTGCCGTTGTAAATTTTGCCGCCGAGCAACGTAGAGGCGAGAAAGTAGTCGTCATATGAACCCGTCCAAGGCATCTGGTAGCCGCTCCAGTAAACCCCCGAAACCGTCCCGCCTCGACTATCAAGTGACCAACCTTCATTAATCGGAAAGGCTGTCATCACCAGAAGGTTGTCCGCTCCAACGAAGATCTGCTCATTGGCCGCATTGCGCAGGCGCAAATCGTATTCACTGGGCACAGAGTTAGATCTAAAAGTGGCAGCCAACCAACGACCGCTGCAATCGGAGCCGTTGAAAGGAGCCATCAAATGAAGCTGGAAATAGAAGCCCGTCCAATTACCTGGCCCGCCCATCTGCACCAGGGTGTGGTACATGCCAATGTCGTTAGGGTTCAGGAATATGTGAGGCGCCTCAGCGGTTGTGATGGGCGTCGGGTAAGTGATGACTGCTTGAGTGAGTGTGACCTGTGCGGCTGCGATCCTGCCAATGGCATAGGTGCCAGACGCCGCAACGTTCAAGACTTTATTGTCACTGTCGATTTGAAAGAAGTTCAGACCGTTACGCGACCTGAAGCCGTAGTCCATGGCGCTCTCCTACTGGTAGGTCAGAATAAAAACATTGAGCACTAACCCAGGTGCGCGCCTCACTCTGAGCTGTCCAGTCGACCAGAACACAGCCGGCAAAACACCGTTTTCGCTTGTCGGGTTGGGGAGCGTCACGCAGACAAACGACTGCGCGGTGATCTCCGGCATGCTGATAAAACTGGTGAAGTCGCTGGTGATGGGAGGCACGGTGACTTGCCGGGTCACGATCGAACGAATTGTCATCGTCGACGTTTCGAGGGTCACCACGCCGGCGGCGTTCTTCGTTCTCGCGCCGTAGTATTCCATTACGTCATCTTCCCAAGTGCAGCGCGCTCGATGTAGTTCAGGTCGTACACGTAGATACCGTTGTTGTTCAACAGCGTATAGCCAGTGCTGGACTGACCGCGAAGCGTGAACGTGCCAGCAGGAATGTTGATCTCCAGCAGTGGCAGCCCTTGATTGTTCACTGCCGCCGAACGAAGCGTCATGCCCAGCACCAGTTCCTTGATGAATGCCTGACTGATGATTGCCGTGTTCATGAACACCTGGCCGCCCTGAACTACGAATGGGGCGATCATTTGGCCGCTGACCTCATCCAGAATCGCAAAGCGCTGTGCGAACGCGAGGATCTGCGACTCCTGTTGCTCACCCTCAACGCCGATGGCAAGGCCAGCCATTACCGTCCGGCCTCCTACCGTGGTCGAGGTTTTAATCGTGGTCAACGCAGATACTTTGCCGTTCAAACCTACAACAGCGGTCGAGGCTGACTCAGCCTTCGCTGTCGCTATGTTCGCCGTGCCCACTGCACCGTTGGCCGTTGTATTGGCAATGTTTGCCGTGGCCGAAACTGCCTCAATACGCTGTGCTGTTACCTCCCGGTCAGTAGCGACCACGGCCTCCAGTGTTGTGACGGCGCCGGCATTGATACCGACCGCAGCTTCAATTGAGGTAAAGCGCGTTGCTGATGCCTGCTTTTCCGACGCGATCACTTTGTCACTCTGGACGATGCTCGCCGTGTTGTTCCATGCCTTCAGCGCTTCGTTCATCAGCCCTGTTCCGTCGTCATCGCGTGACGCGGCCTGCAGCGCTTGAACCGTTGAAGCTTGCGCCGTGACCTTGCCGTCGATGGTTTGGATTTGTGTCGTGTGCTGCTGGATCTGCAACGTCATGGCATTGGTTGTTTCTGCAATCGTGCCCATGTCATACCAGAAATCAGCATTCGGTGGAGTGGTGCCAGCCGGCACCGCCTTGATCGCCGAGAACAGGCGGCCGTCGAGCCGGACGATCTCGCCTTTGCCGTAGGGCTTGGATGGGTCGTAAACCATTGCGTCAGTGATTTCGCCAATCAGGTTTTCCAGTTCCTGCTTCGCCTGCTCGAGCCGTTCATTGACAGAGCCCACACCATCGCCGGAAATTTTTCCGATCTCCGCGAACAGTTGCTCGCCCAGGGCTGATTCTTGGATCTTCCCGAGGAAGTACTGCTCGTATTCCGACTGATCGATGCTCACTTGGCCATTGATGCCGTTTACCGCTGGAAACCATGGCCCGACATTCCCGATGCGATCCACCAGCCGCCCCCAGAAAAATAGACTCGTGCCTGGCACGATGTTCTGCATTTCATGATTCGACTGCGGATAGGCGAAATCTGCGAGCTTCGCCGCAGACGCCAAGTCGTTGACTTTGTTGTTCCAGATCTCCGTTCGCTGGGTGTCTTCTGCGCCTGGTGGGAAACCCCACTCCAAGCCAATACCGTAGACCTTGCTAATGGTTTTGAGATAAGCCAAAGCAGGTGGCAAGCCCTGCTTGCCGCTGAGATTCGTCAGTATGGAACTGCGCCATTGCGAGGAGATGTCGAAGGCACTCACCGCACGAACCCTGGCAACGTAAGCACCGGCGTAAATGCCAACTACATCCACGTTGGTCAGACCTGTGCGCTGTACTTTGATCCAGTTGCCGCTGTCCTTGCGCCATTCAACGTCATAGCCGACCGCACCATCCACAGCGGGCCAACTGATCGTCATGGTGGCCACGGCCAGACCTTGAACCACAGACGACGTCGACGCGAGGGCAACGCTGGCCGGCGCCGGTACCACGGTGATCGGAATGACGCTGATCGGACGCTCTTCCAGTCGCGCGCCCGTGTCGATGTAAGCGAATTTGCTCGGCTCGAACTGCAACGCGCTGATCTCGAAATCGCCTTCGGTTGTGCGCTTGGTGCGCAGCACCCGGTACAGCGGGATCGCCAGATCATCGGCATCCAAGGCCCATTGCAGTTGTGCGATAGGAGGTTCGCTGTAGGCGACAGTCACCGTCACTGCGCGGCCGTTGACGCTCTGCACGGTGCGGCCTTCAGCGCGGCCGCCAGGCAGGTTGATGATCAGTCGATTACCTGCCTTTGCCTGGGTGTCGCGATCGAGCGTAATAATCCGGCCTGCCGCCTTGGAGATTCGGCCGCCAACTTCACGTCCCGCCAGCAGCGAGTCGGCCACCGGGATGATGTGGCCCGGCAACGGGATGACGCCTTCCATACCGGTCTTGAACGATACTGTGCGGTCTTGGTTGTTGCTGAGGATTGCCCACTTTCCGCGCCGCTGCGCCTCGGACGCGCGCGTGCAGCCAATGGCGCTCAGCTCAGTCGGCCGATCACCATAGCGACGTTGCAGATCCAGATCGGCAAACGGAATGACGTCGGTGTCGTAGTTGTTCGCCGGGTTGTCGTAGCTGACTAGCGCCCGGGTGTAACGGGTTTTCGCCGAGGCGCTACCGTAGGAGAACTTGCCGTCGATGACGTTAGAGCGGGTGAAGACGTAATCGATGTCCTGCGCGCGCGGCATATCGGCCTGCATCACCAGTTGGCCTTGCGCCCAGTATGTCATGCCCCGGTAGATCGCCGAGATATCGCGCAGCAGCGACCAGGCATCGGCCTTGCCTTGCAGGTTCATGTCGCAAAGGAAACGCGGCTCGGTACCGCCAAGGCCGTTCGGCACCAACTGATCGCAGTACTGCGCGATCCGGTACAACTCCCACTTGTCCACCATGAACGGCTTGATGCGTTTGCCCAAACCGAAACGGTCTTCAGTGCACACCCCGTAGGTGATCCACGCAGCATTGTTCGTCCACGCCGACTTCATTGAGCCGTCCCACGTGCCGGTGTATGTGCGCTGCACAGGATCGTAATTGCTCGGCACCATCCAGCGCCGAGCCTTGCACTTTACGGTTACGGCCGGGATGTTGGTGAACTGTTCGGCGTCGAACTCGATGTAAAGCAGCGCGGTGTTCGGATAGCGCAGCTTGGCGTCGATCACCTCGGTATAACCAGCCACCAGCATGGTGTCAGCGATCTTGTTGCTGTTCTGGTTCGGCGTCAGGCGGCGCACTCGGATCTGCCAGCCCGTGGTTGCTTCGGGCAGATCGATACGGCGCGAGCGCTCGTAGCGCGTGGTGGTCTTGCCGTCGACCGCATCCACCAGCACTTGCTGATAGGCGCCGCCGTCGGTGGCCACGTCGATTGCGTACTCGATGCGGTACCCGCCGATGTTGCCCTCGTCATCTGCCCGTTGCAGCGCCGGCCAAGCCAAACGCATGCGCACGGCGGAAAGCTGGGTATTGGTGATCGAGCGCACCCACGGCGAATCGCTGCGCAGCTCGATGTTCAGCGATGTCTCGTTCTCGACGGACGGAATGCCGGGGATGTACGTCTGATCCACCGATCCCGGGCGCCAGTCCCACTTCACGTTCGGGAAGTTGTAGTTGCCGCTGGCATCGCGGATTGGCGTGTTGTCCAGGTAGATGTCGTAGTCGGTCGGGATCCCGTCGAACTCACCCTCACCCACCGCGATCAGCAGCTTCGCCAAGTTGGTCGAGCGCAGGCTGTCGCTGGCTTCGACCGGCGACTTCGGCTTGCTGCTACCGCCCTTCTCGCCGTGGATCTCGATCTGTTCTGCTGCGCCCATGCTTTCCTCCAGGCATAAAAAAACCGCCTCTCAGGCGGCCGTCGTGCTGCTGTCTGCTTACACCTTGTCTTCGGCCATGATCGAGGCTGAGATAATCATCCCGCCCCACCGGCGTTCGCCAATGCAGATTGGTACCGGATTGCCGCTGGCCGTGGTGTTCTTGGCGCTGCCGAAGGCGTAGGACGGTGAGTTTTCAGGGGAGGCGCTTTGCGACAACCCCTTTGCTTGGGGGCTGAGCATTTGAATAACACCACCAGCCGCCAGCCCGACGCCCAATTGCACGGCCCAAGGCTGCCCAAAGTACGATCCGGCCACGACCAGAACCGCGCCAATGATGGTTTGAAGTAGGCCCGCTCGTTTGCTTCCCGAAATGACGGGGACAATTCGAATCTCCTGGGCTCCACCAAGGCCAAAATCTTTTTCAGCCACGTTTTTCCGGTTTCTGAAAATCGCGAAACTCATCCCTCTGCGCTCAAGATCTTTAATGGCGCCTTCGAACCCTTCGATCGTGCACTTCAACGCTTTGAATGCCTCTCCAACGGACTTGCTGCCGAGCTCGCGGTGGTGAACACGACCAAACAGCTGGATAAGCGGGCCTGAAAGAAGAATGGTTGTCATGGCTGGGTTGTTACTTGCCGTCGCTGCCACAGCTTTCTCCGGTCATAAAAAAACCGCCCGTAGGCGGCTTTGTCATTGCATGGTGGGCGATAAGTCCATGCTCATTGATGAGTCGATGGATATCCTGAATTTCTTGGTGGCACCAGCCTTTATGTTGGCTTCCCGCTCTTTCAACCCGCTGCCGCATGCGGAAGCGCCGACGATGTGCTCACCGGCGGTGACGTAGAACTTTGCGGTTTCTCCAGCACCAAACTCAGCAGCTTTTCGACCGTCGATGCTTACGGAGGTATTGCAGCCGCCACCAACAAATCCGGAATCACGGGTAACGATCAATACAGCGCCACCGGAAGCAGGCTCTTGATATGCGAACAGTCGCGAGCTCGGTACAGGGTCGGCTTTTCCTGAAGGGGTTGGCGTGGTTGCACAGGCGGTCAGCAACAATATAGCGATAACGGTAGATGTGAATTTCAAAGTTCTCTCCTTGAGGCGCGCCTATTCACGTATCACGGAACAAAAGGGCTGATTATCTCGTCCGCTATGATAAATGGTTCCGAATACGATTTTTTGCCAATCGAAAAATAGGACGCTCTCCGAGTATCCGTATCGAGAAGCTTACCGCCCCTATTTGGCCAGGAAGGATAAATTCCATCTGGATCAGGCTTTCCAAAAACCGATGTTAGATACTTGGCTCCAGAATTGTAGCCTGCCTTCGTTCCAGGAATGACGACCGCGCTATAAAAGAAGCCATCAAAAAAACACAGCGTGCTCTTTTGCATTTTTTCCGAGCCAAGAACGCCAGGCAAATTATCCCCTGTGTAGCAAACATCTAACCCCTCACCCTTTGCCTTTTGCAAAGGCGGCCCAACATCTGGATATCTTTTACCAAGCTGATAGCCAAGCAGAGCCAGCGGTTTCCCTTCATCTATGGATAGATCAAGTGCGCCCGAATCAAATTTGTATTGGCGAGTACCTATTCCACTCACGTTCAATTCGACAAAAACCTGTTTAGCTCTGGCTACGGAGCCGGCGAAAGCCACAACCTGTGTCGGTATCAATTGTCGTCCATCATCAGATGCAAAAAGCTCTTCTCGAACCTTGCCGTCGTCAAATTTTATACTTGCATTACAAAGCGATTCGCCTGGTTTAGGACAGCCTTTGACCTTGCCGTCTTCCAGATGTAAAACCACGCCAGGCTTTCCATCTTTTTTGTCCAGTACCATCAAGGTCGCGCTGGGGCCACCGCCATTCATAGGCTTTGCTGTTTGGCTGAAAGCCATCGTAACGCTTCCGCGCATCTCGTCTTTTACTTCTGACTTAACCCATTCGGCATTTACTAAAGGCGCGAACATCATTCCAGCCAATAAAGTTGCCGACAGCGAGCTTGCGTTGTTGCTCATCTATGCCACTCCTGTGAAAAGGTTTATACCTTATCACCGAGATAGAAGGTGACGTAGCACAAGTCGCGTGCGGTCGAGCCACGGCCCGCCGAAGACAATGATCTCGGACGGCCTGCCGTACAGGTGATGCAGCAGGAAAGGCCCGGGGCCGAACGTCGCAGCATCCTCACCCGGCAGCGCAGGATCAGTGCCGAGAAAGATCCCGGCGTGGTTCGGGTAAACCGTGCGCCCCACTTCCATTACGATCATGTCCCCGCGCTGCGGCTTGTCGACTCGGTAGAAGCCTGCTGCCTCGTAGTTCGCTTCGTACAGGCTGATGTTGTCCTTGCTTTCCCACCAGCCATCGGCACGCTTGAAGGCTTCAAACTCCAGCCCCCACTCGCGCTTGTACCAGTCGGCGCAGACCTGCCAGCAGTCCCATGCGCCGTGCACAAACGGCCGTTTCAGCAGCGGCACTTCGCCAGTCGGGACGATGGTGCGCATGTCACCCTCTGGCCAGCTCATGATGTGCCAAGGCATCGCCGTCGCCTCGCACATGGCGAGGTCGCGCGGTGACGGCCTGCTGGTCGCGTCCGGATGCGAATGCACGACGCCAATTACTTCGCCGACATCCTCGGCCGCTGCATACTGCTCTGGATCGATTCGAAACTCTTCGTTCGGATCGGTCGAGATGTTGTTGCAGAGGAAGTACTGCTGCTTGCGCCCGATCGCCAGCAGAAGCCCGCAGCACTCCTTTGGATACTCCGCTGCGGCATGTTCTTGGATCGCATTCAAGATGTGCTTTCGCATGTCAGCTCCTTGCGATCAGGGAAACAGCCGGAAAGCCGCCGAACGGGAGCGGATTGCCTTCGCCGAAGCGAGGTATGCAACCCTTGCCCAATGTGGCGTCGCACTGATCCAGTTCGGGGTTATCAGTAACGACACCGTCCTTCGTGATGTAAGGCCCGGTGTATCCGCAGTTCGGCCCCCGGTAGCCACCGGTGAGGCACCAGTGACACAGCGTCGTAGCCTGTCGGCCGATTGATTCACCGCCGACATCGCCCGGGCTGGCCAACTCCCAACTGACATTCTCCCCGTCCTCGTTCGTTTTCTGGTCGATGTACCAGACCTCGATCGTTTCTTGGGTTGGATCTGCTGTCGGATTGCCGGCGGGAAAATTCGCCCCATCAAGGTACGTCCCCAGCGTGTGACGCATCGTGAGCTTGAACTCGAGCAAATCCTCGAACGCAAGGCACAGCGCGGTGATGCGGCCGTTGACGTTGCCAACCGACAGTGTCGGCCGCACCGCCGTACCGTCGCCGTTCGCCTCGATGCCATCGATCTGCATCGGCCAGGCGCTGTACTCGTTGCCCTGCCAGTAAATCGCCTTTGCCGGAAGCTGGTCGGCATCGGCGCCGGCGGCGATCAATTCGGCCGCCGTGTGCGGAATGGCGTGCCCGTGGAAGCGCAGAACGTCTGCGCCGTAGCCCGTGCCGTCCAATTCAAAGAGCAGCACTTCGCTGCCAGGCTCAATCACCTGGATGTCACTGATCAGCGGCATGGTTGCCCCTTATGGATGAAATGCACGCTCAAACGTGGCGGTGATTTTGAAGACGCCGCCGCCCATTGGTGTGGGAGCGGGATTTTTGCAGGTGAACAGCCCAAGCTCGCCGAGCGGCGTTGTCCAAAGAAACGCCTTTGCGCCGGCGTGCCGATCGAGAAACTCCATGATCTTCAGCACCGCGGTCTTTTGGCCGACGCAGGTGATCGGATAGGAGTCCTCTTTGTTATTCGGGCCGTCACCGACGTTTTGCGCGTAGCCGTTACCAAATTTCGAAGTGCGCACCCGATAGGTAATCTCGGGTGAGTCACCGTGCTGAGTCGACCAGATGAATGTTTCGATGGCCATCAGCCCCTCCCGTTTGTAAGGCGCCAGATAGAACCGCCAGGCTGCAGCGCTCGAGCAATTGCGGTTTCAGCTTCAGTTTTTGCTGCCTGCTGGATGCCCTTGCCCAACTGCGTTGTGTCTTCCACGCTTGCTGCACCCCCGCTGCCTGCGGTCTGAACGGACACAGCCACCGGGAAGTTGTAGACGTTGCCGCCACCGCTCCCGCCGCCGCTAACGGCGCGAACACCCAGTTGGCCACCAGCAGTGCGAGTCAGCGGCATGATTGCCTCCTCCCCCGCCTCGCCCATTACGCCGAGACCGCCGCCAGCCATACCGAACGCTGTCGGCTTGCTCACGATCGAGTTGGTGAAGGCTCCGCCGTTCGCAAACATCTGCACGCCGTTTGCCCAAGCGCCACCGTCGGCCTGTAGATAGGCCGACGAATAACCAGCCTGTGAGGCGCCGAGATTTGACGATGTCGCACCGGCCGATCCTGCGACGAGACCATTGCCAGTGCCGGAACTGCCGCCAGTGAAATAACTGCTCGCGGCGCCTACTAAACTGCTCAGCAACGCCGAGCTGGCCTGCCGAGTCGCGATCCGCGCCATGTCCGCCAGTATCGACTTAGTGAAGTCAGCGAACGAGAGCTTCCCGGTCATAGCGAAGTTGACGACGGCGTCTTCCATCGAACTGAAGGCATTGCCGAACAGAGTTTTCGTTTGTCCGGCTATGTTGCTCGCTGAATCCAGGTAGTTGGCCCAAGCCGAGGTCGCGCCTTTAGTCCAATCACCTTGTGCCGCTTCCACGTCCGCGTAGTTCTGGCGTATTTGGTCGGTGGCAGCTTTGTTCGCATCGGCAAGAGCCTGCGACTTCCGGGCGAACTCCTCCTCCGACATGTTCCGCGACGGATCTGACTTCTGGTTTGCCAGTTCCAGCGACTGCTGAGCAAACCTATCCTGCTGGCTGTTCAGCTCGTTGTTGAGCGCGTTCTGGCGATCGCCCTGCCCGACGCCGAGAACGGCTCGCTGCCCTGCCAGTTCCAGCGCTCGCTGTTGCTGAGCCAACGCCTGAACGTAGGTCGTGATCGCTCGCTCTTGTCGAGCGAGACGGCCAGTCTCGTTCGTAGCAAGAACATCGAGTTGGCTGTCCGCGTCCTTCTGCGCTTTGACCATGCCCGCGCGGGCGTCGGCGATCTTCTGATCCAGCTGGATGCTTTGCGCGGCAGAAGTGGTCTTCTTCGACTTCGCGGTTTCCAGCGCGGCAATCTCCGCCTCGTAAGCCGCAGTCACTTCGTCGAGCTCGTTGCCGATCAGCGCTTCGCGCTTCAGGGCGTAGTCGGCTTGAGAAACGAGTCCGGCCTTCTGCGCTGCGTCGAGTTCCTTCTGGGCGTTTTTGTACTCTTCGCTGATGGCTGCAAGGTTGTTCTTGGCGTTGTTGAAACTGGTCAGATCGACCTGTGAACCAGCCGCTTTCGAATCCTTGAACTGGTCGTTGATGTTCGCCAGATTCTTGTCGATCGCGTCCTGATTCAGTCGCGGGTCGTTTGGTGCGACCTGGCGGATGTCTTCGAGCTGACGCTTGTACTCGTTGATCGCATCGGTGCGCTTCTGCTCATTAGTCCACGCTGACTTGGTGAGTGCGTCGATCTTGCCCATGGATGAAACGGCATCACCTTGGGCTTTAGCCTGCTCCCCTTCCCACTTAGCGATGTCAGCTTCGGCGGCCTTCTGATCCTCGAGCATATTGAGACGATTGGTGTAGAAATCGATCATCACCTGCTTGTTCTGGAACAGGCCAACATTCCCCGCTTGGGCCCCAGCCAGATCGCGGCGAGCCTGTTCAATATCAGCACCGATGTCCGATCGCCCGATATTCTTCAGCCCATCAGCAGCACGCGCGACAGCGTTGTAACCTCGTTCCCAGAAGCTTAGGTTTTCCAGAATTCTCGGGGTGCGCTCGTTGATCGCATCGGCGAAGGACTCGGTGGCAAGCTTCACAGCACCGGCATGATTGCCCTGCGATTCAAGCGCAGCGATCTGCGAATAAACAGATGCGGTCAGATAGTGGTACTGCTCATTCAGAGCTGCAGACGCCTTCACCGGGTCATCGGCGAGCTTAGAAAACTCCGCAACAGTCTCACTGACTGCCTTGCCTGTAGCCTCCTGCATCGACACGGCGGCTTGGGTAATACCGACAAAGCTTTCGCCCGCAATCTTGCCGTTACCCGCGAGTAGCGCCAGAACCTCAGCGGCTTGCCCGGTCGAACCGACTGTTGCGCTGACCTGGCGTGCCATATCCCCAAGCTGCCCAGCGCTCACACCGGCGTAGTTGCCGGTCAGGATGAGCGATTTGGTGTAGCTGTCCTGCTCCTCACTTCCCTTGTAGAACGCATATCCGAGCGTGCCGACCGCAGCCGTGGCGAGCGCGAGAGGCCCCAGGATTGCGAGCAATCCCGCAGCGCCCTCACCCGCACCAGCGCCCAACTGAGCAACCGCTCGAACACCGCTCCCCCAGTCTCCAGAAGAAAGCGCATTTCCCAATTGCACGACGTTTTCCTGCGCCTGGCGGGAGCCGAGTCGCAGCTTGTCGAACCCAGTGGCTGTTTTGTTGAGCTTGTCGTAGTCCTTGTCGATTTTGCTAAGGGCAGAGTTGTATTGATCTTGGCTGATCCGGCCGGCATCCAGATGCTTGCCTAGCTGCTCAACTTGGGTGTCCAGTTTCGCCAGCGCAGCACGGGCAGGGTCAATCGCACCCAGCAAGCTGTTCAGGGCCTTTTGCTCATCCATGGCTGACTTGGCAAGCGCCACCTGCTGCTTGTCGAGCTGCGCCGAGATCTTCGCAGCTTCAGCCTCGCCATAGGCGCCTGTCTTCGTCAGCTTAGCCAGCGCATCTCGCTGTTTCGCGAGATCCTGCGTCGTCTTGGCACTGGTAGAAAGCGACTTCTCGAGCGCCTGCATTTCATTCATCAGAGAAACAGCGGATTGCTCGGCGCGGCCACCGGCCTTTGCCATTTCATCAAGGCTGGTTTTGGCCTCGATTGCATCGGCCGAGTCGATCTTGACGCCGAGTTCTGCAATGTTCATCGACCCACCTTGAATAAGCGC